TTAAAGTTACTTATAATGTTTTTTCGATAAAAGCCGTTAGGTTTTCTTTAGTGGGGTCTGCGTCAAATTCGATTACTTCATTTTGTTTTATTAAAATAATTGTAGGATAACCATCTATTTTTTTATTAAATCTTTTTGAGAAATCATCGATTTCTTTTTCATTTTTATCTCCATCCAATTCTTTAAATACAACAGCGTAATCGTTTACCTTTTTCCTATTATATTTTTCTTTTAAACTATCCCATATAGGCATGACTTTTTTAGAATAAGGACACCATTCGGCAAACATAAAGTAAAGCTCTGCATTATCAATAGTTTCTTGTTGAGTAAATTCTCTGTTTGACACAAATTTTGGATTTAACCTTGGTGCTATATAATTACTATAAACATAAAAAGCGGCTCCTAAAAATAATGAAATTAATATAATAATAATTAAAAATTTTTTTGAAGAAAATTGATATTTTGCAGCTTCCATATAAATTAACTAAATATAAGAAAGATATTTTTTTTAACGAATATAAATATATATTTTTATATATGATTAGTAATGATAAGAAATAAAAATGGTGAATTAATAAAATTAGATAGAAATTCATTATCTACTGACAAAGAATTTTATGTTAAATTATGGAAAAAAAAATATAATATTTCAGTAAATAAGAATAGGTTGAAAGAAACAATTAAACGTTCGTTAAATAATTTTGGGAAAAAAAAAATATAAATAATTTATATCTATGAAAACAAAACGTATAAGAGTTATTAAGAAAGGTCAAACAAAAAAGAGAAAAAAATATAAAAAAACAAAGCGCGTTTATAATAAAAATGATTATAAAAGTGGGGATGGTATGCTAACCAGCGTATGGGGACCAAGTCTATGGCATTACTTACACACTATGTCTTTTAATTATCCAATATCTCCAAGCAATGAAGAAAAAAAACAGTATAAAAATTTTATAATGTCATTAAAACATGTTTTACCATGTAAATATTGCAGAATTAATATGAAGAAAAATTTAAAGGCTGTTCCGCTTAACAGTAAAGCTTTAAAAAATAGAACAAATTTTTCAAAATGGATGTTTTGTTTACATGAACATATTAATAAAATGTTAAAAAAGAAATCAGGGTTAAAATATTGTCAAGTTAGAGAAAGATATGAACACTTTAGGTCCAGATGCACATTAGATTTGAAAGATTTAAATATTGAAATAAAAGACACAAAGAAAAAAACAAAGAAAAAAACAAAGAAAAATAAGAAAGAAAAAGGTTGCACTGAATCTTTATATGGTAAAAAATCTAAATGTTTAATAAGAATAGTTCCTAAAGAAAACAGGGAGGTTACTCTTAAAATAGACAAAAAATGTATCAAAAAAAAAATATAATATTTTAATAAAATTATATTTCAATTAAATTTAGAAAACGATGTTAATATTGGTTGAACACCGTCACCCTGATGAAATAAGGGACTAGGTAATACATTATCTACTGAAGAAGCACTGTAATTAGGCACTTTTTTACAGGTGAAAGCTGGTTCCGGACATCTTTCAGGACCTGGGCATGGGGACATTCCTTTTTTTTTTGAACAATCACCTTTCATTTCTGGGCATTTTGGACAAACAGGCGGAACAATTTCTGATTTAAGAACATATAAATGTTCATCGCCCGGTGGGATTCCTTCTCGTGTTATACCTGATGCAGAACCATAACCCATTGGTTTTTTTTCATTTACAAGCTTTTTAAATTCAACCCTGACATCGGGTGTATATGTGGTTTTTTTAGAAGTTTTTGCATCGTTTGTATTTAACGAAAATTTGCTATCGTCTATATTTTGATTCCCTTCGATAATCCCATATCCTTCTAAAATACCAATACCTAAAGAACTAAATAATAATACTAATAATAAAATAAGAAATAAATGTAATTTTGTAAGTTTCATTATATAAATTATATAATGAAAAAAAATAAATTATATAATGAAAAAAAATAAATTATAAAACAATAAAATAAATATATTTTTATATTATATAAAATGCCGGCATTAACTCATAATCGTGTAAAGAATGGATTCAATGGTGGAATTAGGAAAAACAATGCAAGAATGGGTGTTAAAAATGCACGAGTGGCTGGAGCGACAACTGCCGACGCAACAAGGAAAAAGGCAATTGTTGGTGGTGTTGGTGGTAAGAGTATAGCTGTTCGCCAAGCTATTAAAAACAGAGCTATTTGTGAATGTAAAAAAAATTAAAACTAAAATTTTATCCTTTATGTATTTTATATGAAATTTATTCACATTTAGATACAACAATTTTAGGAGTGCCATATTTTCTTACTTTGTTTTCTACACATGATATACAAAAACCATTTAATTTTACGGTTGTATTGTCAAATTTATGAAAACGTTTGCTGTGTCCATACAAGTCTTTATAATCTGTTAATGGAAATTTACCTTCAATTAATTTAACAATTGTATCTTTTTTGAAAAGGTCGCTTTCACCGTATGTATTATCTTCGTTTTTATAACATCCAAGAGACTTAAATGTTTTATTTTCTTCGGAAATAAGCTCTAATGTAGTCATTATATTTTTTAATTATTTATAATTCATTTTTAAATTATCAATTTAAAAATGAATTACAAATAATAAAAAATTATTTAAAATTTACTTCACTAATTTTATTATATATGTTAAAAACATGCTATAATAAAAATTTTTTGGAAGCCGGTATTGATGAAGCTGGTAGAGGTCCCTTATTTGGTAGAGTTTATACAGCAGCAGTAATTATACCAAACGATGAAACATTTAAACAACCGTTCATTAAGGATAGTAAAAAATTAAGTAAAAAGAAGAGAGAATTTGCATATGACTTTATTATTAATAATGCCATTGATTATGCGATTAATTACAAAGAAGCAAGTGAAATAGATTATAATAATATTTATAATGCAACTTTTGACTGTATGCATAATTCTCTCGACAACTTAATTGTAAAACCAAATTTTTTATTAGTAGATGGTTCAGAATTTCAATTATATACAAATAATGACGATATTGTTCTACACAAATGTGTTGTAAAAGGGGATGGTTTATATGCTTCCATCGCAGCGGCTTCAATATTGGCGAAAGTTTCTCATGATAAATATATTGAAGAAATGTGTAGAAAACATGTATCATTGGAAGAATTTTATGGATTAACCAGCAATATGGGATATGGGACAAAAATACATATGAATGGTATAAAACAATATGGAATATCACCATGGCATAGAAAATCCTTTGGTCCATGTAAAAATATGAAAATGAATAAAATGTTTAAAAATGAATAAAATGTTTAAAAAATGTTCAAAAATGAATAAAATGTTTAAAAAATGTTTAAATTGATAATTATATTATTTTCAAATAAAACACTATAAAACAATATAAAATGCGAAGTTATTTAGCGATGTTTGGTATAAAAAATGATAAATCTTGGAATATTTTGCATAAACAATTTATTATTAATAAAAATACAAACACGGAAATACATGGTGCATTTTTGAGGGATGTATGGTTTAATTATCAAATCCAAAAAGAAGATATATGTGATATACATTTTATGTTATTATTTTCAGATAAATCGGTGGACACTATATTAGAAGATATAAAAATATTAGATAATGAATTTCCTAGTATTTACGATAATCCAAAAAATACATGTGGTATATTTAAAAATTTTGTTTTAAAATATGATTTATTAGAAAAAACAAGAAAATTATTAAAAAAACATGGCGATTCTCAAGAAATTAATTTGTATGATTCAACTAACAATATACTGTCATTTCAATTAATTTTATGCGAAGAAAAATGTTATTTGACTTTACCAAGTTTTAAATATACTAAAAATTGGTCAGTTTATTGAACAAATTATTGAACAAATTAAATTGATATATAAAATAATTACTATTTTTTTATATTAATATACAGATGTTGGCTCTTATTTTTGATGTTGAAACAACAGGCTTACCAAAAAAACGCAAAGCAGAATTGTTTCATTTTAATAATTGGCCCGACATTGTTCAAATAAGTTGGATGATATATAATGTTTCTCATGGTAAAATTGTGTCAATTAATGACCATATTATCAAACTGCAACCGGGTAAAACAATACCTAAATCATCCACTGAAATCCATGGAATTACAAATGATATTATGGAAGAAAAGGGTGAGGATATTGTAAATGTATTAAAAAAATTCAATAATGATTTATTGGAAAGTCAAATCATTGTTGCACATAATATTGATTTTGACGAAACAATCATTGGAGTTGAATCTTTACGTTGGTTGGACCATAATATATTTGATAATTATAAAAATATGAGATATTGCACCATGCGACGTAGTAGGAAAATAAAAAGAAAATGGATGAAATTGGTTAATTTGCACGAACATTTATTTAAAACGGTTCCTCAAAATTTACATAATTCATTGATTGATGTATTTGTATGTTTTCGTTGTTTTTGTAAACTGCAATATAATATGGACCCACTTTTAAACGATAAATTTGTAGACAAGACCTGGGAAAAAAATAAAGATTTTGAAAATATATATAATGATATCTTAAGTAATATATAATGAATAAAATATTTCAAATTGGGTTTTATTATTTTTTTTCTTGTTGTGAGTGTTGTTGTAATGGTTGCCATCGTTGTTTTAGAGGCTATTAACTTATTTTTTATAAAAATAACAGAAAATTTAAAAAAATATATTAAATATGATTTAATATATTTTTTTATAATGATAAAGGTAATCTCTGTTGATAACCAAGCAATAGAATTCACAGAAGAAGAAATAAAATTATCAGTTTTATTAAAAACAATGTGTTTGGATGATTTTGAAAAAAGAGGGTCTATACAATTGCCAAAGGTTGATATTGATAATTTATTTTATATAAAAAGATTATCAATGGCCATAATTGAAAATAATATAACGGAAGAGAAAATAAAAGAAGCAGAAGATTTCGAAGATATTAATAATTCGATAAGTGGTTATTTAAGATTAAAAGATGGATTTACAATGGAACATCTCTTTAAACTATTGGACTGTGTCAACTTTTTAGAAAATATTATTATTATTAAATTAATAAAGAAAAAGATAAGCACAATTCTAAAGATAAGCACCGTAGATGAAATAAAAAATATTTTTAAATTGGAAGACAATGATTTCAATGATACTGAAAAAGCAAAAATTGCTGCATTATCAAATATGGTAAATTAACCAGAGCACATATCACAAATACCGTCCTCTTCTAAATCTTTACTTTCAATATTTTCCGGTTCTATTGTAAATTGTTGCGGTGCAGCTTTTGCCTCGGTTCTCAAATAATACAATCCGGTTTTTAATCCTTTTTTCCATGCATACATATGCATGGAAGTTAGTTTATCATAGGATGGTTCTTTCATCCATAAATTCAAACTTTGACTCTGACAAATATACGCACCTCTGTCAGATGACATATCAATTATATCTTTCATTGAAATTTCCCACACTGTTTTATATTTTTCTAAAATGTATTTTGGTAATTTTAAATGTTGTATTGACCCACCATTTTTAATTATACTATTTTTAATATCCTCATTCCAGTCATAGTTTTCTATCAATTCCCGAATCAAATGCTTATTTACAACAATAAATTCCCCAGCCAATGTTCTTCTAACGTATATATTACTTGTAAAAGGTTCAAAGCATTCATTGTTTCCTAGGATTTGCGAGGTAGATGCTGTGGGCATTGGTGCTACCAATAATGAATTTCTTAAGCCATATTTTTTAATATTTTTTTTTAATTTTTCCCAGTTATATCTATTGGTTGGCTTTACATTCCACATATCAAATTGTAAAATACCCTTTGCTGCTGGAGAGTCTTCAAAGGTTGCATATGGGTTATCTTCTATAGAAATATCAACACTTGCTTCCAATGCTGCGTGATAAATAGTTTCAAATATTTCTGTATTTAATTTTTTAGAGTCGTCGCAAGAAAATGGATAATTCATCATTGCAAAAGTATCAGCTAAACCTTGGACACCTATACCAATAGGTCTATGTTTCTTATTAGATACTTCCGTTTTTTTTGTTGGGTAAAAGTTGATATCGATAACTTTATTTAGATTACGTGTAACAATCTTTGTAATTTTATGAAGTAATTCAAAATCATAAGATGGTTTTATTGTATTTAATAATTCATTAAAACCACCAATTCTTTTGTCTTTTATGTAAATTTGCGGAACACTATTAATTTTATTGTCGTCATTTAAAGTTTCATTAACTGTTTTATAAAATTCTTTTCTTTTTTCATCATCGTCTAAATTAATTTCTTCATATTCGAAACCATGTTTATCTAAAAATATTTTTGCTCTTTTACACCAATTGCACTTGGTTTTAGAATAAATTTTTATTTTTTCAATATCGGGATACAAGTCTGGGGATGGTTTTTTTACAAATTTCGCTAATCCAATGCTGGCCAAATTACAGACAGCTGTTTCCTTACTGTCAGAGTATTCCATTATTTCGCAACATTGCGATGTAATTACACCATTAAATATACCAGCATTTCTCTTTTTTTCAGTAAAACAATATGTTTCGTCAATTCTATTATTGTCTTTAATATCGATAACTTTAATAAAATGTTTTGCACTTCTATTTGGTTTATGTTTTTCAATGGTTAACCTGTGTGTTTTAAATCCTAATTCACATAATTTTTGCAACTCATTAGAAGCAATTAATATACGCCAAATTTCTTTTGAATTATAATATTGATAATCGCCTTTTCCATTTGGTAGTAATGATTTTTTTTTTCCCATGTTTAATGTTACTTTACTTGAAATACCCAATGTTTGCAACATTAACTTAATATTTATTAAGAAGTCTTTATGTATACAAGATATTTGTAAAGATTGGTTTTTACCATTTCTAATAATACAACCATCTCCATCGCAATATCCGGCGAACCAACTTAATTTACTTTTTATAGAATAATTAATTGGGACAAAAAACTTTTCTTTTAAATCAACAGGCAATGTTACATTTAATTTATTATTTTTTTCTTCACCAATACTTTTATAGTTGAGATGTTGTAATAATTTTATTTTTTCGTGATATAATGTAACATGTGGTTTTTTTGAATACGAAACAC